AAGATTTGATAGATGCTCTTGAGCTTGCTAACAAAGCTGGCTGGGATGCAAATAAATTTTTAGCAATCTTCGGGCAGAGAGGCGGTCGTGCTGCTCTTGTTATGAGACAACTTATTCCTGAAATTAAAGACCTCAAAGAAAAATTGGATGGTGCAAAAGGGGAAGCAAAGACTCTTGCAGATACAATGCGGGATACTCTCATAGGGGATTTCCAATTACTCAAGTCAGCAGCTACCGAAGTTTCCATAGCTATGTTCAAAATGTTCGGTCCACGGATGAGAGATGGTCTGCAACATATGACTACATGGATCCAAGAAAATAAAGACATGCTAATGGACTTTGCAAAAAATATGATGACTCTTGCAGAAGGCATGGCAAAAGTAGTTGGCTGGACTTTAAAAATGGCTTCACTCAGAAGTGTATGGAATACTATGGATGAAGCATCTGGCATGGCAAAAAATGACCAGCTTGGTATCTCAATTGGAGAGTTTCAGAAAAAGGGATTCTTCGAAAGACAAGCATACCTTGATAAGCAAAAGCAAGTTGCAGATAAAGAAAGCAACAGATTTGGCGGCGGTGATAGATTGACTGCCGACCAAGGCAAGAGACTTGAAGAGAACAGAATGGAACGGCAAGCAGTTGCAGATAAAGCCCAACTTGCTGTTGAAGCAAAAGCAAAATCAATTGCAGAGCAAATGACTCTTGACATGCAAGCTCATGCAGAGAAAGAGAAGTTGGAGAAAGAAGCTCTGTCTGCTCTCAATGCATTGAAGTCAGCAGCAGCAGAACAGTGGGCAGAGAAAGAGAGATACTACGGTACGACTGCATATGAAAGAAAACTCATCGACTTGCAGTTAGAATATGAAGCCTATGCTCTTGTAGTAGAAGATAAAATGCGGCTCAATGAAATGTACCAGCAAGACATGATGACTCTTGCAGCGGAAGAAGCAGAACGACTCAAGGAAATAAATGATAGAAAACTTGCAGATGCAAAATCTCTTGCAGATGAGCAAGCAGCTATTGAGAAAAAAATTGCAGATACAAAATATGCACAAGCCGCGACAGTCTCTAACTTCTTTGCCGACAGGTGGTCCTCTGCATTTATGTCAGTTGTAGACGGAAGTAAAACAGTCGGACAAGCAATGCAAGACATGAGTACCAGTGTAGTCATGGAGTTAACTCAAATGATTATTAAAGCTCTTCTATTCAGAGCAATCATGACTGCAATGCAGAGCAACCCTTATACTGCTGCCTTTGCAGGAGTAATGTCTGCAACTGGTTCAGCTATGGTTGAGCATCAAGGGGGTCAAGTAGGTGCAGGTGGAGCAAGCAGACAAGTCAATCCAATGATTTTTGCAAATGCTCAAAGATTCCACGGCGGACTCAAGAATGATGAAGTCCCGACAATCTTGCAGAAAGGTGAAGAGGTCTCAAGCAAAGAAGAGGTAGCAAATGGCGGATCGGGTTTGACTATATATAATATTGTTGATCCTTCTCTTGTGCAGAAAGCAATGGCTTCCGCTGAGGGACAAGCTGCGGTAGTAAATGTCATTCGTGGTAATTCTGGGAAAGTTAACCGTTCACTAAGGCAGTCAAGCTAATGTCTGACATTACTTTTGTAAATATTCCTACTCAAGTTGAATTGACTCATGAGTGGAAAACTGGGATTCAAAGAGCAGTATCTGGTAAAGAGAAAAGGTCTGCTCTTTTCTCTTGGCCCCGGGTGTCAGTTGACTATAACTATATAACTATAACTGCTGCTGAAAGAAATTGGTTCAAGAATAATCTCTACCAGTATATTGGGCAAGACCATACGTGGTCTGTTCCTATATGGTCAGATGCTTGCAGACTTTCAGCAGATGCAAACAGCGGTCAAGCAGTCATTTCTTGCTTAGATGATCCTCAGTATATGAACTTTCAAGCAGACAGGTTTGCAGTACTCGTTGATCCTTCAAGCTATACCAATTATGAAGTCATTGAAATTTCGTCAGTTGCTACAAATGAAGCATTAGCAAAGTCAACTTTATCTGCAACCTGGAGCTCCGATTCAACATATATCGTACCTTTATTTGATATGCAGCTTGATTCTCAAACTGCTCTCCTTAGTCGCACTGAGGATGAAGTCAGCAGAATTAAGTTAAAGTTTAAAGAAGCATTTCTTGCCACTCTTGCTCATACTTATGTGGTGCCTGCTTATACTCCATCTACCTATGCAGGAATTGATTTGTTTCCAGCAGTAGCAATGCAAAAGAAGCATGATTTTGAATTCAGGAGTAATGCAATATTTACTTCATTTCATGGTCTTGGTTATGCTAAAGATTATTTTGATGAAACTGAAATGGAGATGGGATTTAATTTCTTGCTGACCAATAGAGCAAATCAAATGCAGTTGAGAAATTTCTTTGATAGACAGTTGGGAAGATATGGAGAATTTTTTATTCCAACTTTTGATAGAGATTTGAGGTTGACTGCTGGAGTTGGTTCTTCTGATACTGTTTTGAATATTGACTCCGCTGATAATTACTCCAATGTGTATTTTGGTAATGACCTGACCGGAAGATACATTATGGTTTTCGCTCCTTCAGGTAATAGTTATGCAAGGAAGATAACTGCAAGCAGTGCTTCAACAGTAACAATTGCTGCACTCGGAGAAGCAATTACTGCCGATAGCAGAATATCTCTCATGCACTATGTAAGGTTTGCAAGAGATGAATTCAGAATGCAACTCAAAGGTCCTTGGATTGCCCGTGGACAATTTAAAGTCAAAGTGCTGCAAGGAGAATCTGCTCCAAGTTAGGATTGAAGCAGTTAAGTTATTTGATAAAGGTCACTGGAGCATAAGTCAATTTTTAAAAATTATTCATTTGATAGGGGAGCTTGAGAATGTCAAGTCCGTCAACCAATTACACCAATCTCGAAATAGCTTCAAAGAGAAAACCAGCAGAGTTATATCATTTATGGACAGCAGATGAAGCTACCCATTGGAGATATACTTCTCATGATGCTCCTGTAACTTATGATGGGAATGTCTATCAACCTGCAATGGTTTCTAGTGGAGAGAATGAAAAAGATGTCGAGCTTGAAGTTAGCAAAATGAGTATAAAGGTTTCAAGTCTTTCTGACCCTATCAAGGATGACTTAACTGCAAGGGCTGCTCAAAGAATATGGGCAGCAGTTTACAAGCTGCATAAAGAGGACTTGACTGTTGCAGCAGTTATATTTATTGGACAAGTTAAAGGAACAGTTTTTGATGGAGTTAACTGCACTATTGAGTGCGTAGGCTTTGAGCAATTCCTTCATCAAACAATTCCTAAAGACAGATATCAACCTACTTGCAATAAAACTCTTTTTGATGCTCGGTGTAGACTTGTAGCTGCAACGTATGCAACTCTTTGCACAATTACTGATATAGGTACTGACTCCATGATTTTGACTGTAACCCAAGCTGCAACTCAAGCAGATGGATATTTCAATTTGGGTTTTGTTAACTATGGTGGACACCGGCGAATGATTTCTTCTCATGTTGGGAGTCAAATACTTCTCAGATTCCCAATTGCTACTGTTGCAACTCAGACGGCAATAACTCTTTACCCCGGTTGTGATAAGAGTCAAGCAACTTGCACGACTAAGTGGAATAACTTAGCAAATTTTTTGGGATTTCCAAATATCCCATATGATAACCCATGTTTGTGGACATAAGGAGCAGTTATGTTACAGTGGTTTAAAAAAGGAGATAATTTTTATTTCAACGATCAGTGGAAGCAATATCTTTTAAAAGAAGAGTTGACTTCATGGGTCGGCACTCCATATAAGCATTGGACTGGAGTAAAGCAGAAAGGTAGTGATTGTGCCCACCTTGTAGCTAAAGTCATTGAGAATATGGGACTCACTGGCGGGAAGAAGAAATTTATGCCGAGGTATAATCAAGATTGGCATTTACACCGTGCAGATGAGTTTATGAGAAATGCTTTTGAAACTCAATACAGTGTAACAAGAATTTTTACTCCTGACAGTCTGCATGATTGGCAGTCAAAAGATTTCAGAGATGGGGACGTAGTACTCTTTAAATATGGATTTCAACCAGCTCATGCTGCAATGTATTTCAATGGACTCTTTTATCAAGCTCTGACAGGCATTGGAGTAGAATATAGGAGTATTGAAGATAAAGAATTCAAAGAGAGAATGCAGTATGGATATAGGTTTAAGGTGATGGGCAAATGAGTACTTCCTTAGGTCAGACTATTGGATTAATTGCAGGAGTAGTTGTCGGTGTAGTTGTTGGATACTTCACTGGTGGGTACGGCTGGGTTTTGATGGGTGCTGCTCTCGGTGCTGCTCTCGGTAGTTATATTGATCCAGTTCAAGCAGATGCTCCCAATGCTGGACAGCCTGCATACGGTGAGCTTGAAATGACTACCGCTACTGAAGGTATGGTGCTTCCAGATGCTTTGGGAACAGTCAAGCTTGTTGGCAATATTTTTTATTACGGAGGGAATAGAAATGTTGCAGTAACGGAAAAAGTAAAGAGTGGCGGCAAGGGCGGTGGCGGCAGCAGCAAGAAAGTAGTTGTCGGATATAAGTACTACCTTTCATGGGCAACTGGAATCTGTCTCGGTCCAATAGATTCATTGCTTGCAGTCTATATGCAAGATGACTTAGTTTGGGAAGGCCCGCTTGATAGACCTGCTGCTTCTGGAATGTCTGCAATAACTCTTGACTCGCTTGGGACTATGTATATCAATTGGGGAGGTAGTAATAATTCTGCTGTTGGCGGTGTAACTACTCCTCTAAATGATTTCTTCTGGGTCTATTTCAATGACTGCTTTGTAGGAGGAGCTAACAGAGCACCGATAATAAAATTTGTTTTCAAAAAGAGACCAACTTTTGCTTTCAGTGGTTCAGGAAATATTGGTCTCTATGACTACAATGCTGCTCATGCAATTAACTATATAATGACTACCCAGTGTGGACTGCCTGCTGCTTGGATTGATAGTACTTCCTTTGCTGCTGCCGCCACCGGGATTGCAAAAATAACTGAGTTGAGAGGCATTTCATTTGTCTTTAATTCTCAACAGACTGCACTTGAATACATTGCAAATATACTTTCTCATATTGACGGACTTATAAGGTTTGGCATATCTGGTATGTTTGAAATGAAGTTGTTAAGGTCAACTGTGGACAAAGATGACTTGCCAGAAATTACTAATGACGATTTAGTCAAGCCAGCAGTAATTAGAAGGAGTCATTGGATTGAAGTCACTAATGATATCAAAGTGCAGTATGCAGAGCGGGTGCAAGTAGACAGTGGCTATCCTGATATATATGCTTTTAGTTTTATAGATGAGTCAGTTGGCAACGGTACTCCTGCAACATATGAAGGTCAGACGAATGGCTACACGATAGCTCCTACAAATATGAATCCAAATTTGCAATGGGATACTGATATTGCTCAATGGAAAGCAGGAGTTTTCTCGTGGCTTAGGTCTGATAATTACCTTAGAGGTTGTTGTATTAAAACTGAGAGAGAATCAACTGGTTATTCAATGACAGTAATTCCAACTGGTTATACTTTCAATTCTGATTTGATTCCTTATGGATGTTTTTATAGTACTATGGATTTAGTTGGATATGGTTTTGAGTCAACTTTGAAAACTCCATTTTTAGATAACATGATTCCTACAAGAGGGTATATTCCCGGAAGTTGGTTTGTCTTTAATATTGACGATACTTCAACCTCAGAGCAAGTGCAAGAAAATAGCTATGAAGTAATTAATGCTTTCGTTGCATGGCTAACAGCAAATGGATATGACTTCAATTATTTTAATTCAAGTGGAGACAAACTTCAAACTTCTGAACGGTGGTTGTCTTGGTTAATGACTAATGTTGATCCTGAAGTCTCTGGATATTCAATATAAGGAGTGAAGTTAAGTGGCAATAGATATTAAACCAGCATCGGTTGCAGCGGAAGATTCAGCAGCTAAAGATATTCTTGGTCATGTAAATCATGAGT